GTAATTTGAGGATTTCCAGTAAGGAAAACATCTTGAGCACCCATTGCGACTAATTGCATTAAACCTCCACCCATTTTTTATATTATATACATAGAAAAAAAAAATAAATTAAATTTAATTAAAAATTTAATTAAAAAAATTAATTAAAAATATTATGTATTAAATTTAATTAGAATATGCTAAACCTCCCATACCATTCATAATTTTTAATATATTATAATTAACAGCAAATAAATGAACACCAGTTTGTTTTGATGTAGAATCAGAAAATGCTTTAAATAGTAATCTAGCATTATCAATTTGAGAAAAATCACAACTACCAGATGGTTCAATTTGATTAGGTTTTAAACAAAAAGAATACATTTGAATATTAGATTTAGAAATATCAACTCTTTTTAAAGTTTTTTCATCTGAAAATAGATTATGTTCATAAGGTTGAACTAATTTAAAATAATCAGCTTTTCTTTGATTAAATCTATCAGTACCATTAATTTGTATTGTAAGATTATCTAAATATCCATGTAAAGAATTATCACTAATTAAATAATCAACATTCTCATTAATATTATCAGAATTTTGTGTATTTTGATTATTAACACTAGGTGGTTCTGTTTTCCAATATAATGCTTTTACAGGATGATTAAATTTCATATTAATTTTACCAGTTTTACCATTACTATCAGAATCAACATATTGAATACCAGAATATTGTACTTGTTCTATAAGATATTCATGTTTAGATGATAAAAATCTAGTTCTTTCTTCTTTATCTAAATAAATATAATTAACTAATAATTTAGGAATAGTATTTTCTTGAATAGATTTAAATTTATTTTGATTTAAAGTTAAAGAAATTTTAATATCGTGATATTGTAAAGCAATTAAAGGCAAAGCTAATCCAGAACTTCTATTAAACCAAAATCTTAATGGAATATAAATAGATTGTTCTTTATTAACTTCAGTACTTTTCATTAATTTAATAAAAGGAAATGATTTAGGATTTTCAAAATAAGTATCATAAATATCTAACCAATATTTATTATGCTTATCTATTAATTGACCTCCAATATATATTTCAACATCTTCAATAAAATCTGTGGCATTAAAACCAGAAGTTGATGATTGAATATCACAATATAAATAAATTTCTTGAATTAAATCACCATTTCTAAATAAAGTAGCAGTTAATTTATTTTGTGGCCCAATTAAATCTTGTTCAATACATTCTTTAGAAAAATTAGTATGTCTTTTATAAATAGATTTAAAAAAACTAATTTGTGGATTACCAGTTAATAATATATCTTTTTTACCATTGGTGTGAAGTTGAATAAGACCACCTCCCATTTTATAGTATATGTATAGAAAAAAAAAGATAAAAATAAATCTATTAAATATATTCTAATTTACCTTTACCATTCTGAATAATTAAGTAATTATAATTAACTGAAAAAATATTGGTAGTAATATTATTAGTATGATTATTATTATTAATATATTTTATATTTAATTGTAATATTTTATCATCAATTCTAGATAAATTACATAATCCAGATGGTTGTTTTATAGTAGGGTATAAACAGAAACTATAAACATAATATGTGCCATTAATATCTTTATTATCTTCCATTCTAGAAAAAGATTGCGTATTACCTAAATTATGTTGTAATGGTTGTATTAAATTAAAATATGTTCCTTCATAAGGTGGAACAATATTTTCTTGATTAAATATAATAGAAGCTTCATTTAAAATATATTTGTATGGTAAAACCCAAATTAAAATTTTAGAAAAATATGTAAAGTTTAAATGAATATTATTAGTCTGATTAATATTAATAATATTATTTTGTTGTTGTACTTGTTCAATTAATAATTTTTGTTTAACATCAGATGAAAAAAATTTTCTATATTTAACATCAATATATATATAATTGGAGACTAAACTAAAAGATTTAATATAACTATTAGAATAATCAATAATTTTAGATGTAATAAATATATTATCAATAGAATTAAGTTTGACTCTAATATAATTATCAGAATTATATAAACTAGCAATAGGTAAAGAATCATACATATGATTACAAAATGAAAATCTTAAAGGAATATATAAAGTAAGGTCAGAATTAAATAAATCAGATGTAATATATTTAATATTTTGATTAATAATATTATTTTTTTCATTATTATCAAATAATTTATCATATGTTAATAACCATTCTGAACTATGTTTTTCCATAGTATATTCATCAATTTCATAAGAAACTTCTTTAATAAGTTTAGTAATATCTTCTTTTATAATATTAATATTTATAATACCAGAAAAAATTAAATCGTGTGTATCATTTGAATTAGAACCTTCAATAGTAGTTGTAATTTTATAATAAATTTTATCATTATAATTAGTTAAATTTAATCTATTAAGATTATCATTAATATCAATAATAGATTGAAATTGATTAGGTTGAAATAAAATATTAGTGATTTGAGGAGAATTTTGAATAAGATAAATATAATTATATAAATATCTATTTTTTTTATTATTTTGATTAAATACATCTTCATATAAAATTCCATTTGTATTAGAATTAAAGTTTAATGAATATATAATAATTTGATTAATAGAATTATCTGTACTAAATATATCATTTGATGTAAATTCAATTATATCATCATTTAAATCATAAAAAGAAATAGAAGAATCTTGAATGTCATAAATTTTATATTTAGTAAATTTGTTAATAACTTTATCATTAATGTTAAAATTATTATTAAAAAAAATTATATCATCGATTAATAAATTATTATTAATATTATTAATAGGTAAAAAATTATTTTTAGAAATAGTAATATTATTAATAGAAAAAGTGCTTTGATGTAAATGTATTTGTAAATCAAAAGGATTAACAGAATATTTAAATTTTAATTTAATATATAATTTATTTAATAAATCGCCATATATAGGTAATTTGATAAATGTATTATTATCAAAAAAAGATTGAAAAGAATCAAATTTAATATTATTAAAAAATAATTCAATAAATTGACTAGAAAAATTAATATAATTAGAATATTGTTTTTTAAAAAATGATATTTTAGGATTAGTAACAAAAGTATTTCCTTTTCCAACATACATTAATTGAATTAATCCACCAACCATATATTTATATATATTCTAATATATATTATTTTATTTAAATATTAATAATTATCTATAAATCATTTTTCAATTAATCCATTTTTAATATAAAATAAATTAAAATTAATACTATATATACTAACGGTAGCACTATCTGAATCATGATTTAAATCAGAATTATTAATTTGAATAGTTCCACTAGTATTATTTATATTATCAATATAATATAAAGTACTAACACCATCATCTACAAGTAGAGTTTTATTAATTAAACTAAAACCTTGATATAGTGTAGTATTTTGTATATTAGGGTCTTGTGGGTTTTCATTAACTATTCTAATATTGGTATTAATATCAAATAAATAATATATAATATTTTTAGATAAAAATAATATATCGGAATCATTTCTATAAGTGAAATTAGTTCTAGTAATAGAAATAAAAGGTTGTTCATTTAATAAAAATGATGTAAAATATATATTTCTATTAATTTCATCTCTAACATATATATTAGCAGTGATTTTTTGAATTTGTGAAAAATCAATTAAACCAGAAATAGTGTTTTTTAATATTTCGAAATTAATAATATATAAATTATTGTTTTGATTATAATTAAAATCAGAATTTAAAAAATTTAAATATTTAAGTTCTTTAGAATCATATATTACTTCTTGTTTATTTAATTTTAATATTAGTTTATCAACAATACAATTTTTAATTTCAAAAATAAAACAAGATACTAAATTATTAACTTCAATTTCAAATTCATTATTAACAGGAATATTACTAATAGTAGTTTTTAATGAATTTGATTTAATTTTATGAATAGAGTTAATATTCCATAAGAAAGTATTTTTTTGTTGTTCTTTATTTAAAAATTTATTAGTAAAATTGTGATTTAAAATATATTTAAGTTCTAATTTTTCAGAAAATTTAATATATTCTAATATTAAATAATTATTTTTACATTTTGTAAATTTTAATTGAGATGTAAATGTTATTTTAAAAGTAATAGTTTCTTGATTAATAAAATGAATAGGTAAATAAGAATTATGATTTATATTAAATAGAAAATATAATGGTATATATATAATTTTAGAATTATTAGAATTGGATAAAATATTAAAAATTTGATGATTATTTTGTTTTTTATATATATTAAATATAATATTTAACATATCGATTGTAATTTTTTCTTTATATATATTTCCTATTTTGATTTCATAACAATCTAAAAATTTATTTAAATCAAAATTTTGTGGTTCATTAAATTCTAATACTAAAAAGATAGAACCTAATAAATCATAAAAATTAAATTTATCAACAGTTAATGAATATTCAATAGGATTTTGATTACTAATTGTAATATTTTGAGTGCCGGGTTCTTGATTAAAATATTTATGAAAATCGATATAATTTTTATATTTATAGAATTTATCAAAATTAAAATCATTTTCAAAAATTAAATCATTATTATTTTGATTTAAAATATTAAAAATAGATGACATTTTAATTATAAATAATATTTATATTTTTATATTTATATTTATTTAATTAGAAAATAATAATCCAGCTTTACCATCTTTTATAATTAAAATATTATAATTTCTAGCATATAATTTTAATATACTATTACTAACTCCTTCATCAGTAAAAGGTGCATTAAAATCAATATGTAATTTAGATTTAGATAATTTAGAAAAATTACAAAATCCAATAGATTTATTATTATGAATATCAAATGAATATGAATATATATTTTTACGTGGTATATATTTATAATATTGATATGGTATTATTTTTTTAAAATAATCAGCATTCATATAATTAATTCTATCTATACCATTCATAGTTATTTTAGCTTTTGTAAATGAATTTTTATAATTACTATAAATAGAATCATATTTTAACCAATTATTACCTGTTTTTTTATCTATAGTAGAATTATAATCATCTATTATAATCCAAAATATATCTTTAATAAATAATGATAAATCTAAATCTATTTTAGTTGTTTTTAAATTTGTATTAATTATATGATTTGGTAATTTTTGAACTTGTTCTATTAAATAAATATGTTTATTTGATTTAAAATATTTTTGTGCATCTCCATCAATATTAATGTAATCAATAATTAAATTTGATTGAATAATTAAATTTTCTATTTTTAAATTATCTATATCTGTTTTTATTATTTCATTTTGACTTCTAAATTCAACAACTAATTTTATTTCTTGATGTTTTATTGATTCTAATGGTATAACATTTCCATAATCTCTACAAAACCAAAATGGTAATGGAATATAAAGTTTTTGTATTGATGAATTATCTTCTACACTTAAATTTGTATAAAATTTATTAACTAATTCATCTGTATTTCTATTATATAATTCATTATATATATCTAAATAATTTCCATCAATAGAATCTATTAAAAATCCACCTATATAAAATGATATATTTTTAATTATACTAAAACCTATACCATTTACATAACCTTTCCAAGTTTCATTATTATCAATACTAATAATTTGAGGTAATTCCACATATAAATACATTTTAGATAATAACATTCCTTCATTTTTAATTGTACATATATTTTCAGAATCTAATTTAGGTAAATTATCAAATTGAATTATTTTAGTATCAATTGAAAAATTAATATCTTTTTTAATTACATTTTTAAAATTCTCAATTTTTGGATTTCCTAATATTAATGTACTAAATTCATTATCTCTATTTGCTCCTAATTGTAATAAACTACCAGTCATATTATCTATAATATATAAATAATATAATTTTATTTAACACAATTTAAAAAAAAAGTATGTAAATATATTATGTTAGATTATATTAATTATTCTGATTACTCTTTTAATAATTTAGAAATAACTAATGATTTAATTAAAGATGATTTCAATCCAATATCTGATTTTAAAGATATTTTATATGTTAATAATATAATAAATACTGATTTAAATAATAATTATAATTTAGATTTAAATCAATCAAATAATTTATTTATTATTGATACTAATATTAATCCAAATTATAAAAATGAAATTATTGAAATAAAAAAAAAAGATAAAACATTTTTTTATTCTAATAATCATAATTTAAAAATATCTGATTTAATTTATATTGATCCATTATTAAATGATTTTTCATATAATTTATTAAATGATAATTTACAAAATAAATTCATCATATATAAAATTACTCATATTACTAAACACTCTTTTAATATT